GCTTTATCTATTGAAGGCACGATAGCAGGGTGTTCTTTACGTAGTCTGTCCCACTCAGCAGGTGTTGCGTCATTAAGTCTCATCAATCATTTCCTCATCTTTAAATTCTTCAGCAAACTCATCAAAGTTTCTGATAAGCCTATGTTCAAAAGCCTCTAACAAATCTTTAGTGCTGATGTCTAGCATTTCAAGGACTAACAACTCATCTACATTTATTATAATCTTTTCTTTAAGCTCTTCAAGTGTTAAGGACATGGCTTCTTCTTCCCTTTAATGTACTTTGTCATTTCCTTTGCTGTGTCAACCGTGTAGTGCTTAAAGTTATTCTTCTCACACCACTCGCCCATTGTAATCTTGCCGCCTTTCCTTACCTTCTTGCTTGGGTTGCTCAGGACAAACACTAGTTCCCAGTTGTCGAGACTATCTCGCACCGCTGTATACTTCTGTGTATCACCCGCCCTAAAGAACCCCTTGCACTCTATCAATACCTTCTTGTCTTCATGTACAAAGTCCGGTATGTACTTCCTGTGTGTCGTATAAGGTAAGCTGTAAGGCTCAAACTTATACTGACCGTCTAACTTCTCTGATAAGTTTTTCTCAAGTCCTGATCTAAACTGAGCCATTCAGAGTCTCCTCTAAGTTCAACCTACGAAAGCCACCCCAATCCCTACGCATATAGATCAAGTTCCAACATACCTCTAGCCTGTCCTGCCAATCATCAGGGTGAGCCTTTTGCCACGCCTCTTGTACCTTAGCAAGCATGTCAGGCTTATGGACATCAGCTAGTAGCTTCTCTGCTCTCTTAACGCCAATGCCTACAAGACCTTGAATGTTGTCGGTAGCGTCTCCTGTAAGCATCTGTAAGCACATCTTATAATAGCCTTGGTCTTTACATACGTGGTATAAAGTTTCTTTGTTAAAGTTATAATGCCAACCCTCTACCATGTCAATGTCTTTATCTATGTGAGCAATGACAAAGTGTTCCTTGGCATCTAAAGACTCTTGCGCCCATATACTTACTACATCATCTGCTTCACAGTTGTCAGACTTGAAGTGTCCTAAGCCATAAGCGTACTCATTAATTGCCTTGCGTCTTTCCGTCAGCTTGGGATCAGGGTCTTCTTCGCCTTGTTGTTTTCGGTTGTTCTTATAATCCTCAGCTATCTCATAACGAAAGTTACCTGAGCCTTTGATAGCTACGAACACTTCACTACTACAAGTGTCCCATCCTATCTTCTCTATCTCCTCATCATAATACTTCTTAGCTATCTCTAAACTAATGCCCTTCATAGCTATCCGGTAGATAATTGAATCAGCATCAATAAAGCATTTGTCAAAGGGCTTACCTTTTGGTTTAGTATTCATGTATCACTTCCAGTATTAGCTCGTTAGCTATAGCGTGTGGTAATCTAAACCACTCGTTGATGTTGTTACACTCTTTGGCTAGTCTTGCGTGTGCCACTGATTCCCCTGCCCTTCTATCGTTTACTTCATAAGAATACAATAAACTATAATCTCTAAACGGTGAGGATGTTTGATAATTCTTAAGCCTATCCTGTGAGTCTACAGCCATGCCTACCTTTACCCACTCAGGCCACGCTTTGTTAGTAATTATATAAACCTCACCCTCTGCACTGTCCTTGTAGTTTTCCAAGGAACTAAAGGCCGCTTGCTCAAACCCTTTGTAGCGTCCTGCTTTGTACAGGGGGTGTGTCTTCTTAACTTCCTTACCGTTTACCCACATACGTTTGGCATCCCTTGCCTGCACTGCGGATTTATTGTCCTTGTAGTACTTACCCTTATGGGTAATGGGGGACGTTTCTTGTATGTTCAATTTTAAAACTCCTGTTCAACTTTATGTTTAAATTTATGTTGCATGAGCCTTAACCATAAACTCTCTATTGAAAATAATTCATCGTGTTGTACGTAAAGCCTATCACCATATCCAAAATTGTGGGTATGACAGTTATCTTCAAAGCTATTCCGATCTATCCAACCGTTTACACGCATGACATCTGGGTCTTCAGTTCGACCCACCAAAACACCAAACTCTGACTTAAATTTTGGCATAGAGTCAAAAATCAACTTACCGTACTCACTATTAGTAAATTTAACGTCAATGGTGAGATCATCAAACCAAAGATCGACACCACCATCTGTAGCGACATTAATGACAGGTAGTTCTAAATCAAATAATCTGGCAACAGCAAATTCTGCTTTAAAACCATATACATTGGCCTCAACTCTAGACTGTCTTTTGTTGTCCAATCTAGGTTTAAAACCTTGCATCTCACACAGCTTAACAGTATCAGCACCCATAAGTTGACAGGTGTGTGAATCTTGTTTACTTAGCCTGATTTTCATTTTAATCTCCACTTATCTTAGTAGAATTAGTGTGTGTCTGCCCAACTATTTCCAACTTTAAAGTCTCCTGCAAGGGGGCAGTTGAGTTTGAAATGGAGTCCTGCGGCTTCGACACAACTGGTGGCGAGGCCTCCGAAAACCTGTGCTTTCTCTGCTCTAACCTCTGTCTGGATTTCATCGTGTATATTCCCTATAAAGTTATAGTCTATACCCCATAGTATAGCATATTCGTTAAGTAAGCACAACGCTTTTTTCATTACGATAGCACCTGCTGACTGCAACAAAGTGTTTAGTGCCGCGTGTTCTGACCGTACATAGACCCTTCGTCCATCCAAGCCATAAACATAACCTCTTCCTGCCGCCATGCCAACTCGTTCTCGTAATCTTCCAAGAGAAGGCGTATTTCTGAGGAACTTGTCCTTAAGTCTTTTACCATCCTGTTTAGTTCCTCCAACGATACTTCCGATCTTAGCATCTCCGGCCCCATAAAGGAAAGCGTAGATGAAAGTCTTTGCTTGATCTCTAGTTTCAAGGCCACTAGCCAACTGATTTGCCGTGTGGATGTCTCCCGTGAGAATTTCATTTGTGTATCCCTCGTCATTCATATAATGTGCTAACATTCGCAATTCCAAGCCGCTTGCGTCCATACCTACCAACTTGTATCCCTCTGGCACAATCCAAACATCTCTGCACTCTCTGCCGTAAGGTGAGTACACTGCGGGAATTTGACCCATGTTCGGACTAGAATGTGTCATGCGGCCCGTCACTGCACCGTTGGAATTAACATACCCATGTACCCGCCCGTTGTCCTGAACAGCCTCCAACCAACTCTGTACCTGTGCCACACGCTTCTGTATCATAAGATACTCAGCAATCAACGCGGCCTCTGGTATTCCCTTCACTGTACTTAGCACTGCCTCATCAACGATGGCCTGTCCTGTCTCAGTGAACTTGGTCGGCTTCCACCCGTAATACTGTAGGTGCTTACCTATCTGCTGTCGTGACCCTAGATTGAACACAGGGAAGTCTATGCGGCTGAAAGGTGCTACTGCTGTTTGCCATTGCTCACCAAGGAACTTGAGTCCAACAACAGAGAGCGTACCATCCTTCTTAATCTTAGGGGAAATCTCTTTGATAAATGTCGGTAACGGTTTGAAAACCTTATGTACTTCGTCTTCAAGGTCATTCTTTTTCTCCTTTAATCTAGCTAATAAGTTGTATGACTTCTCTTGGTCTAAGAGCCAACCTGTTTTAATCTGGCTTGAAATAATACCCTGTACTTGATGCTCGAGATTAATGCACTCAGGCTCAAAACCCTTAAGCTCAGAAAGTAATCTCTTGTACACCAACGTATTAACTTTAACATCCTGTACACAATACTCCAACATATCATGCGAGAAATTATCCCAATCATTATAATCACCTTTTGGTTGGTTTAGTGTCTGTCCCCAACTCTCTAAAGAATGTCCACCGTCCCTTGAGGGATTCGCTAGTCTTGATAGGACTAGGGTGTCCGTAATCTTACACTTGCTAAAATCAGTACCTAATAATCTCTCCAACACTGGTATGTCATAGCCAATTATATTATGGCCTATCACTTCACAGTTATCAAAGCCTAGAAGCCACTCATTGAAGTCAAACAAGCTGAAGCCGTGAAACTCAAAGAACTCTTCAGTGCCTACAATGTGAGCAACGATACACCACACTTTATCAGGGGTCAGACCGTTAGCCTCTATGTCAAATACTATTTTCCGCATTTAAACCTCTTGGTTTTCCTGTTGTTTTCTATCTCTATAGTCACACCAACCGTTTATAGACTTAAACACTTCCTCAATACTTCTTGCACCTTTGTACCACGACGCGCACGCTTTGTGTCTTGGTGCCCACTTCATACTTGCAGGGGAGATAAAGAAGTAACACTTGCGGTGGTGAAAACATATCTGACCTGCTCCGTAAGGGTATATCTTCTTCTTACCTAATCTTCTCAACTCATTAATTGAATCTTCTAAAAGTAAAACATCTGTGTTTTCTGGAGATGTTATTTGATATTGCTGTATTGTGTTTGTCATATTAAAACTCCGTCTCATTACCTACTGGACAACTGGTTTCTATCATTCTACCAGACTCCTTATCATAATACAGGTAACAGGCCGGCCCTGTCAAGCCCACGAACCTATTTTTTAACACTCTCACACAGGTTGTGTTACGTGTCTCAGGGTCTGCGTGTTGCTGATCTCGCTCTAGGCCAATAACAATGTCGCTAAGTTGCGCGATTGCCGCTGATCCTCTGAGTTCTCCCAAACTAATCTTACCGCCATCTTCATGTGCCTTTGAGCCGCTAGGTCTACGCAGGTGCGATACTAGGAATAGCCCTACACCTGTCTCTTGTACTAGCTTACGCAAATTGGTCATGATACTGTCAATAGCTTTACGCTCGTCCCCGTTGTCCTGATCGCTGACCACGATGCTGAGGTGATCCAAGATGATCCACTTGCAGTCCAAGCCCTTAGCCATGTAACGTATGCGGCCTAACAGGTTGTCCTCGCTTGTGGAACCCCAATGATCAAACAAGAAGATACGGCCTGAGCCTAACGTCCTGTCCCAGTATCCCTTCTTCTCTTCCTTGCTAACAGTCTTGTCTAGGTGTAACTGCTTGTTAGCCTCAATGGACATGATGCCCAACGCTGTCTTGGGGATGTCCTCCTCCAAGGCTAGGATGCCAATGTTGTCCTCAGTAGCACCTAGCAGGTAATGCTCTAGCTCTCTGACTATCTGAGACTTACCCATGCCTGAGCCTGACGTAATGGTGACTAGCTCCTTCCTGCGGAAGCCGTGGGTCATCTCATTGAGACAGCCCCAAGGGTACAGGATAGACTTAACGTCAGCCTGTTCAACGATCATGTCCCAAGTATCACTGCCTGACACAATGCCATCGGGTTGGTACGTCTTAGCGTTCCACCACTCTTTGACAAAGCTCTGCACCTTGTTAGCCTTGAGCATGTCCCCTGCGTCCTTCATAGGCAGAGTGACGTTCTTAGCTTTGTTGGGGGTGAATAAATCAAGGACTGACTTGGCCGCCTCCTGTCCTGCCTTGTCATTATCAAAACAGATTACGACGTTATCAAATGACTCTAACCACTCAAGGTTTTCTTTAATGTCCTTTGATGCTCCGCTTGCGCCACTTCTAATGGAGACAACGGGCCATTTCCCGTCGAACATTTCGTGAACTGCAAGTGCGTCTGCCTCGCCCTCTGTGATCGTAACGTACTTACCGCCACCCTTGAAAGCCTGTTGCCCGAACAACCCAACATTGCCAAACTCCCCTGTTGCATAAAAACCCTTGTTGTCCACAATGCGAACCTTAGTACCCGTAGGTGTACCTGAGTCCTTGTCGTGGTATGGATAGTGGTGCTTGACAATTTGCCCCTGTGCGCTGTACTCAACCGTCACACCATACTTCTGTGCTATTGATTGACTGATACGCCTGTCAGGGATTGCCGCTACTATTCCTGTCATCTCTAATCGCCTCGCTCGACTTGGTGTTACATTTACACCTTGACCAGTGCCTCTCTCGTAGTGGTCACAACCGCCTGTAAAACAAACGGCATGACCATCGGAGTACCTCGCTAAGTTGTCCTGTGAGCCACACGCAGGGCATGGCTCATGTTTAACAAAGGTTGATGACACTTCTAAAACTCCCCTCCGCTAGTGTCTTCCGCTACCTCTAAGACCTTGATCTTATTCAGATAGGTTGATACACCGTGCACAGGATGCTCTTGACCTTCTGCGTACAACAGCCGCACCTTAGACCCTCGACCTATCCGACCCTTGAAGGGCGAACCCTCAGCGTCCAAGACAGGCACATCATACTTAGTGCTGAACTTGCGCTGTTTGACACCTTCATACTCTCGCATCTTGACACCCTTAGATGATAACTCATCCGCGGTGGTGTCGTCTAAAGACAACACGACAGAGAATTTACCAGTTGATTGGCCCTGATACATTTCGTGTTCATCAAGATTCTCAAACGCTAATAAACCTTCTAATACTGCCATAATTACTTCCTCAGTGGTTGTGATCCATACCTTAGGATCGTTTGGTTAATACTATAATTATATATTAAAAATTTTCCCTCTAATACATAAGTATAGTATAACATGAATTAGGGCATAACCTCAATCATTTAAAGTTATACCCATTATTCATATAATAAATACCTAACCCTCCAAGTCTGCTAATAGTTCTAATGGGTTGTCTAGACCTTCAAGAATGATCTGCATAGGGCTTTCCTCTCTTAATGCCTCCGTGGACGCACTAAGGCAGTTGGAACACAACTCCGAATAATCCCCCGTTATTCTGTCAATACGCTTAAGCTCGTATTCGTTCATAATCACATCACATGCTTTGCATCTACTCATTTAAACACCTCGTTATATCTCTTTGTCATATTCTCATATGAATTATTATAATATTCATCCGTCATCTGCTTAGTTACTCTCGCCATTAGCTCAGAGAGGGGCATACAATACACTTGGTACTCTATTAACTCATTGACCATGTTCTGTGCTTCTGGCTCTATCCACTCGCTAGGCTCGTATTCATAGCCTAGTAGTTCCTCTTTTATTTTACTCATAATCCTCTAGTTCCTCAGTAGTGTAGACATAACCAAAAGTAATAGTTAGTAGTGGTAATAGTATCACGGTTCCGTTAAAGGGTAAAGCGGTAACTTCACCACTCTCTGCATTATATACCCATACAGGCCGACTATCCGCAAATTCTATGTCGATACCCGTGCCATTCCTATATTCAATATTCAGCGTGTTTTTACCTATTCGCCAACTAAACATTGTCCACCTCCATTAATCCTGCTTTAGCTTTGAGTGACGCTATAGCCGCGTCTATCTCCCATTTTTGCATAGGCTCATACTCGTATGCATCCGGTAACTCTTGGGTGTCGTTATAGCATTCGTCACCGTGTAACCAATCCTCACAACTTCCATTCCAACCACTCATAAGTCACCCCCAAGCACTACAACTGCCATTATATACAATATAAGGGCTATCACAGCCGTTCCAAGGCTTAAGAGTCCCCAACCTACCACATCGACTATAAACGTCTTACGTGCGTCTCTGTGGGCTTCTCGCTTGTTCATCAATATCTTTGCTTTATTCATCATTGTTCCTCTTGTTATGTTTTTGCTGAATGATTTGCTCCGACTCCCATACCGCATAGAGGCCGGAGGCTATTAATAGTACGCTCATTATTACCATTATTCAACCCTTCTATGGTTTAAATATCGACCAATACGGATCACCTTGTGTGCTTTATCTACTGGCATTCCGTAGTATTCCGCGAATCGTTCAACGGTCAAAAAGTTATTGAACCAGTCAAGATACAGAGTTTCTATTTTGTGTTTCATGCTATCACCTCGATTCCTTTTATGTGTTTAAACGGCACACTACTGGCTATGCCGTATACGCCTATACAAGCAGTTAATTCGCTGTTAGTGTGCGCTGTGCCCCACGTATGGGACAAATAACGGTCATTCATGTTTGGAAAATCAATTACCTCGACTGGTAATTCCTTTTTGTTTACGCTGTTATATTCAGCGACTGTTTTATATTTAACATTAAAAGCATGAATGTTTCTCATATTATCCTCCAATTGCTATTATATCATTGAATTCTAGCACGTTAGCACTAGTCACAAAGAACGAATCCGACCGTAGATTGTCGCTTGCACGTTCCTTTTTGTTGCTACCTTTGCGCGTTAATGTACCAACTACGTTATCATCTAGGTGTCGCAGGTCTGTAGTGTCGAATGATTTTAGACCGTGGTTAATCTGTAGCTCATCACCTGCTAGACCTTTAGTATTATACGCCATAGCAATACGATACTTAGCGTTAACCGCCTTACGTAGCGCGGCTTTGCTTTGGGTGCTGTACATACTACCGCTAAACGTAAGATCGAAGTTTGGCAGTCTGTTCTTGCGCACACGGCTTAAAATTTTACTATAGTCATAAAACATAGAGTCAGGCCGTTGCACCATAATATCAGTGAAATCTACATCACTCGTGCCGTTCAGCCTAAACAGCGCAGGTATGCCAGTTTTTAACGCTTTGCGTTCCGCTTTGTCTATCTCTGATAACATAGCACTCTCAAACATAGCAGGACGTAATAACATTAATACGGTGCGTTTGGTGGCCGCATTCTGACCGACCGACATACCTAGTTGGCCGCTAGATATCAAACAAGGTGCCTTGCATCCTGCTAGATCAGCAAAGCTACAAAGTGTTTCCGTGGCTACCTTATCAGCCGGTTGTAGATACATAACATACGTATCATATTTATCAGCACCTTTTTCTACCTTTAGACTGCTACCGAAGAAGCGCATGGGTTTATTAAGATAGTCTAGGTTATCAATGCACCATTGTTTGGCCGTTGAATTGATCAACGCGGTTGCTTGTATCTCTGTTAATGTGATCATATCTATATACCCGTGGTTTAAATTGATTTGCTAATGACTGCCAGTGTATACGACAGTCATAGGTAAATCAATTATGCAAAGTAGTTATCGTTCAATCTCAACATATATGACCCGTTACTGTGGGGCATTGCCGTCATGACTTCCGTGTCGTCGTCGTCCAGTGCCTTGACCCATCCATCGCTATCAGTGACAGTAAAACCACCGGCCTTTAATTGCTTGACTAAGGTGTTGACCTCTCGTTTGTTTTTCATAAACTTGACCATGCTATGCCTACCTTTAGTTGATAATGATTCTCATTTACAAGGGATCATTTCCCTTGCCTCTTGCACCCATTATAGGGCCTGAACAGCTACATGCTAATGCTTTATATGCATGACCTTAGTAAACTATATGCATCTAGTGCATGACTATATGATACCTTCTAACACACGCGTGCGCGTAGCAATAACCGTGCCAACTATTGTCTGCTTGTGTCATGCAAGAGTCATGCCAGTGTGTGCTAGTGTGTGCTATAGGTATCCACAAGCACACTCACACTTCAACTGTCAAACATAAGCTCGACCCAATGGCGGCCCTTGGTCACCCATGCAATACCCGTGCCAACATAAGCACCATGCCCCATGTATAACCTGTGGATAACTTATGCACACCTTATGCACAGGCCATGTATAACTCATGTATAACTTATGTATAACCTGTGGATAACTTGGGGGGCGGGGGGCCGCGTGGCTTCTCAAGATTGTTACAGTACCCGCATGTATACAAAAAAGGAGTAATTAGGAAAAAGGAATAGTATACATATGTATCCATAAGTCATTGATTTACATAAGGAAACACAGGCTGGCCCTTAGGGTGAGACACAAGCAAATAAAGGACAACATGAGTTGACACACAAGTAGCTTGATTGGTCATTAATAGTTAGTATATAGTTAAAATAAAGCTTGACTTTTGATTCAGGATATGCTATAATATTCATAAGAAGTAAAGGGTTTCAGAGTCGCCCTTAAGTATCCTTAAGTAAGCTTTAAGTAGGTTATTAATTATTAAATTAAAGAATATTCTAAAGTTTACTTAAGTATCCTTAAGTACATAAGGGGAAATACCTTGAGTGAAAAAGAAGTAGAGTCAGTCTCCTCCGCGAAGCGGAAAGGCCGCCCTAAGAAATCAGATGTTGTGTCAAGAAAGAAAGGCACTACTGGTTTAACCAGAGGTAGGCCGAAGGGTGATGCGGCAATCATCAACGAGTACAAAAGTCGGATGTTGACATCCCCTAAGTCTCGTAAAGTGTTAGAGTCAATCTTTGATGCGGCCCTAAACGATGATCATAAGAACCAAGCCGCGGCATGGAAGTTAGTCATGGATCGAATCCTCCCGACTGCTGTCTTTGAAAAGGACGTAGTAAAAGGAGCAGGTAGGTCAGCTATACAAATAAACATTACAGGTGTTGGTGGTGATACTACTGTCGTATCCGCAGGTGATGATGACTTGGAAGGAGATTATATAGATGGCTGAGTATTTTTATAGAGAAGAATTTGCCTGTCAGTACACAGGTGAGAATGAAATTAAAGATGAGTTTATTGAACGATTGGATAAGCTAAGGGAAGCGTGTGGTTTCCCGTTTATAATCACTAGCGGTTATCGCTCCCCTTCACACCCTATCGAGGCTAAGAAAAAAGTTGCAGGACAGCATTCACAAGGTAACGCGGCTGACATTAAAGTGTCGGACGGTCTACAACGATATAAACTTGTGGCACAGGCGATTGCGCTTGGGTTCACAGGAATTGGAGTCGCTAGTACTTTTATTCATGTTGACACCCGTAATTTACACGATGATGCTGTTGGCCCAGTAATGTGGACTTATTAATTGACTGAACTTAATGTATCGCTACTCCCGTGGCAACAGAAAGTCTTTAATGATAACACTAGATTTAAAGTCATAGCCGCAGGTAGACGTACAGGCAAAAGTAGATTAGCCGCTTGGATGCTAATCATTAGAGCTTTGCAAGCCGAACGTGGACATGTGTTCTACGTTGCCCCTACACAGGGACAGGCTAGGGACATTATGTGGCAAGTCTTGCTAGAGATAGGTCATCCTGTCATAGCGTCTAGCCATGTAAACAACCTACAAATGAAATTAGTCAACGGTGCTACCATCGCCCTTAAGGGTGCTGACAGACCAGAAACCATGCGTGGTGTCAGTCTTAGGTTCTTGGTTATGGATGAGTACGCTGACATGAAGCCTGAAGTATGGGAGCAGATACTGCGTCCTGCCTTGGCTGACCAAAAGGGTGATGCACTGTTCATTGGTACGCCAATGGGTCGTAATCACTTCTATGATTTATATACATATGCTTGTGTGTCCGATGATGATACGTTTGTAGGTTATCATTTCACAAGCTACGATAACCCATTGCTAGACCCTGAGGAAATAGAAGCGGCTAAGAAATCAATGTCTTCCTTCTCCTTCCGTCAGGAGTTCATGGCATCCTTTGAGGCCCAAGGTAGTGAATTATTCAAAGAAGAGTATATTAAATTCTCTGAGGAAGAGCCTGAACAAGGCCAGTTTTACATTGCGGTTGACTTGGCGGGTTTTGCGGATGTCGCTAAAGTTACAACGAAGACAAAAAGACTTGACCAAACGGCTATCTCAGTGGTTAAAGCAAGTGAAGAAGGTTGGTGGGTTGCTAATATTATACATGGGCGTTGGGGTGTCGAAGAGACTGCCCGAAGAATCTTCCAAGCAGTCAGAGACTACCAACCAGTAGCTGTAGGTATAGAGAAGGGAGCTTTAAAGAACGCTGTACTTCCTTACCTAAACGACCAGATGAAGAAAAACCAACGCTTCTTTAGGGTGGATGCACTTACCCACGGTAATAAAAAGAAGACGGACAGGATTGTTTGGGCCTTACAAGGAAGGTTTGAGCATGGTACTATCTCTTTGAATAAAGGAGAATGGAACAGCCAGTTCCTTGATGAGTTATTTCAATTTCCTAACCAATTAGTCCACGATGACTTAATTGATTCTTTGTCTTACATAGATCAATTAGCAAACATAGCTTACACATCGGACTTTGAGGAAGAGGAATATCAACTATTAGACACATACGCAGGGTATTAATATGTTTAATGAAGAAAAAGACCAGTTTTCAATAGAAGAAACATTGGAAGGATGGGTTTCTACTAAATGCCGCGGATGGCGAGATCATTTTGAAAGTAACTATTCACAGAAGTTTGATGAGTACTATCGCTTATGGAGAGGCCAGTGGGCTTCCTCCGACAGAACTAGAGACTCAGAGCGTTCTCGTATTGTTAGCCCTGCTTTACAACAAGCTGTAGAGTCTTCCGTAGCGGAACTAGAGGAAGCAACCTTTGGTCGTGGTCGCTGGTTTGATATTGAGGATGATGTAAACGATAAAGAGAAGCAAGACATCGCTCTCCTTAGAGAAACTTTGTTTAAAGACTTTAAAAAGAACAGAGTTCGTAAAGGTGTTGCTGAGTGCTTGCTAAATGCCGCTGTATTTGGCACAGGTATTGCAGAGATTGTACTTGAGGAAGAAAAAGAGATGGCCCCTGCTACTCAGCCTGTTATGGGTGGTGAGTTAACAGCAGTTGGTGTCACTATAACTGACAAGACCTGTGTTAAACTACGTCCGGTAATGCCTCAAAACTTCCTTATTGACCCTTTAGCTACGTCTATAGAGGACGCATTAGGTTGTGCTGTTGATGAGTTTGTTTCCGGACATCTCATTGAGCAATTACAGGAAAAAGGTGTTTATAGGGACATTCCTGTGTCTTCAGCCTCTCCTGATTTTGACATAGAGCCAGATCAAGACTTGGTTGCTAACGATGAAGACAAAGTTCGTCTTACTAAATACTACGGTCTTGTCCCTAGGCATCTTTTAGAGGAAGCTCAGAAAGAATCTGAAGCGGAGGAAGTTGCACAGTTAGTTGAAAGCGATGAAAAAGAAACTTATTATGTAGAAGCTATTGTTGTTATCGCTAACGACGGTATTTTGCTAAAAGCGGAATCTAATCCATACATGATGGGAGATCGACCAATCGTTGCATTCCCTTGGGATGTCGTTCCTAGCCGTTTCTGGGGCAGAGGGGTATGTGAGAAAGGATATAACTCTCAAAAGGCGTTAGACGCAGAACTACGAGCTAGAATCGACGCTCTTGCGCTTACTATACACCCCATGTTGGCAATGGACGCTACACGTATGCCTAGAGGAGCTAAACCTGAAGTACGTGCGGGTAAAGTCATCTTAACTAATGGCTCTCCTAGTGAAGTCATACAACCTTTTAACTTTGGTAATGTAAGTCAGATTCATTTTGCACAGGCTGATGCTTTACAACGTATGGTACAGACAGCTACAGGCGCTGTAGATTCCGCAGGTATCTCTGGTTCAGTTAACGGAGAAGCTACTGCCGCAGGTATCTCCATGAGCTTAGGTGCTATCATTAAACGCCATAAGCGCACTTTGATTAATTTTCAGGAAGCATTCCTAATACCCTTTGTAACTAAAGCCGCACACCGATATATGCAGTTTAACCCTGAAGCGTATCCTGTTGCTGACTACAAGTTCCACACTTCAAGCTCTTTGGGTATTATTGCCCGTGAGTACGAAGTTACACAGCTTGTACAGTTGTTACAAACTATGTCCCCTGACACTCCCATGTATTCACAGCTTATCATGTCTATTATTGATAACATGAACGTAGGTAATCGCGAAGAACTTATTGCGGCCCTTGAAAAAGCTAATCAGCCTAATCCGGAAGCACAGCAAGCGCAAAAAGCAACGCAGGAATCGCAGTTGGCATTCCAAGCGTCACAAACTGCGGCATTGCAAGGACAAGCTGTTGAATCACAAGCACGGGCACAGAAGCTGGCTACTGAAGCTCAAGCTATCCCTCAAGAGTTGGAGATTGACAGGATTAAAGCCGTCACTACTAACCTTAGAGAAGGTAGCGATGATGATCGTGAGTTTGAGCGTAGGCTTAAGGTTTCCGAACAGTTGTTGAAGGAAAGAGAAGTTACAGTAAAAGAAAATTCTGTTTCCCGTCCAACACCTCCTTCTCAACCACCTCAAGGAATGCAATAATGGTTAGTAATAGAGAACTGGAAAACGTAGTTTCTCAAGTAAATGTAAAGTTTGAGGAGCTTTTTAATAAACTTGCACAGTTAGAAAAACAAATAGCTGATAATGTAGGAGCTACAGATGGCAACGCCAAGAAAGGGAAAAGCAAAGGTTAAAGTAACGTCTAGTGGTAAGAAGGTAAGCTACGGACAAGCAGGTAACGCTAAAGGGGGTGGCCCTAGAGTACGTGCAGGTACATCTAAAGGCGATGCTTACTGCGCTAGGAGCTTAGGGATTAAGAAGAGACTCTCTAAAGAAAAGCAGAACGACCCTAACACACCTAATAACTTATCGCGTAAGCGTTGGAAATGTTCCGGAGCTAAGTCTAAAAAGTAAGAAAACTACTAAAAAAGGAAAAATTATGTCATACGGTAAAAGCGCATACAGTCCTAAAGCTAAAAAAGCACCAGCAAAGAAGAAACCAGTAGCTAAACGCGCACGGTCTATGCCTTTAAGTGACACACAAGCTAAGGCCGCTATACAAGCTTTGAGAAACGATGCAGGCGCTAAGAAGTACCGCAAGACAGCTAAGAAGAAGTAGTAGGAGATACAGCTGTCTTTATACAAGAACATAAATGCTAAAAAAGCACGTATTAAGGCTGGTTCTGGCGAAACTATGAAGAAGGCTGGGCAGAAAGGTAGACCTACTGCTAAGAACTTTAAGAACGCGGCTAAGACGGCAAAAAAGAAAAAATAACTCTTGACTTTTGACTGTAAATATGCTACAATATAGTTATACTATGTATTTAGTATTTTTTAATTTAAACTGTCCTAAAGGAGAAACAGTTTATGAATGAACAAGAGCTTGAAAAGTTCTATCGTTCTTCTGAGGAGATGTTTAGGACTGAAGGTTGGAAAACTTTAATGTCTGATCTCACTGAGGACGCAGAAAGAATTAATTCAATAGAAGCTTGTAAAGATGAGAAAGACCTTTCATTCCGCAAAGGACAACTTTCTACAATCGCTAGTTTGTTAAATCTTCAAGTACATTTAGAAACAGCCCAGCAACAAGGCGAAGAAGATCAAGAAGAGCCAGACAATGAGGAGTAATCTAAGATGGCTATAATTATTGATTTTCGATGCAAGAATGAACACACCACTGAAAAGTTTATAGATTCTAAAACTACTGAAATACAGTGTCCTGAGTGTTCGTTAATGGCTAGTAGAATAGTTTCTCCAGTTCGTAGTCTTTTAGACCCTCTTTCAGGTGACTTTGCAGGTGCTACTATGAAATGGGCGAGAGATCGCGAAAGGAAAATTCAAAAAGAGCGTAAGGCTAACTCCTAACCGAACCCTTACATATAATACACCTCCATAATGAGATTACTCACGGAGTTTAATAATGGCAACAATAATAGACGAGCGTCAACTGATAGATGATACAACTGAAACAGATACGATAACTGACATCACAGAACAAGAGACTCCAGTAGAGCAACCTCTTGTAGATGAAGAACCTACACAAGAACTTCCTGATAAATATAAAGGTAAGAGTACAGCGGATATTGTGCGTATGCACCAAGAAGCTGAGAAACTCTTAGGTAAACAAAGTTCCGAAGTAGGTGAGTTACGTCAAGTTGTTGATGACTATATCCAGACACAACTCGCCACCACAGAAGCACCGCAACAAAATTCTGAAGACGAAATAGATTTTTTCTCTGATCCCGACAAGGCAGTCGAAAGAGCTATAAGCAATCATCCTAAGATTAAAGAAGCAGAGCAAGTATCTGCTCAGTATAAACAAAATGCGGCTATGTCCGAACTACAAAATAGACATCCTGATATGAAGGATATTTTGGAGGACGGTAAGTTCGTAGATTGGATCAAAGGATCAAAGATTCGCACACAGCTTTTTGCACAGGCAGATCAGCAGTATGATTACGAGGCCGCGGATGAGCTTTTCAATAATTGGAAGGAACGTCAGCAGGTAGTAGGGCAAACTGTCGCTAATGAGAAGCAACAACGCAAAGACACTATTAAGGCCGCATCTACAGGTAATACTAGAGGAAGCGGAGAGCAGTCGGCAAAGAAAATCTATAGACGTTCAGACATTATTAAACTTATGAAAACCGATCCTGAACGATACCTGTCATTATCCGATGAGATTATGCTTGCATATCAAGAGGGAAGAGTTCGACAATAAATAATCTTATAATTTAAGGAAGTATTATCATGGCTACATCAACATATCCCGCCACGGGCGGTTTTGTAGGAAAGAGTGACACGGCTACGTTTATCCCCGATATTTGGAGTGACGAAGTTATTGCCGCGTATCAAAAAAGCTTAGTTTTGGCAAATCTAGTTAAGAAGATCAGCATGACAGGTAAGAAAGGCGATGTTCTACACATCCCCAAGCCTACCCGTGGTTCTGCTTCCGCTAAAGCTGAGAACACCGCAGTAACTGTTCAGAACGCTACTGAGTCTGAAATTCAAGTAGTAATCAACAATCACTTTGAATATTCTCGTATGATCGAAGATATTGTTGAAGTGCAAGGTCTAGCTTCTCTACGTCAGTTCTACACTGGTGACGCAGGTTATGCTTTAGCCAAGCAAGTTGACGACGATCTGTTCACACTTGGTAAGTTCTTTGGTGATGACAACGGTTCTGGTTCTGATTGGATTCACAGCAACAGCTTTAACTTCTCAGGTGCTTCCGGTATCGAAGCTTATGCCGCTGACGCTGTTGCCGCTGGTGACGTGTTCAATGACGCAGGTTTCCGTGCCGCTATTCAGGTATTGGACGATGCTGACGTTCCTATGGACAACCGTTGCTTTGTTGTTCCTCCTTCTCTCCGTAACGCTATTATGGGCGTTGATCGCTACATGTCTTCTGACTTTGTAGACGGACGAGGTGTACGTAACGGTCAGATTGGAAACCTATACGGTGTTGATGTATTTGTTTCTTCTAACTGCCCTGTTATTGAAACTGCCGCACAGAACAGTGCTGGTGGAGACGTTAAAGCCGCTCTCTTGGTACATCAAGATGCAATGGTTATGGCAGAGCAACAAGGTATTCGTTCTCAGACCCAGTACAAGCAGGAGTTCTTGGGAACTCTATACACTGCTGATACTCTGTACGGTGTTAAAACACTACGTCCAGAAGCAGGTGTTGTATTGGCTGTTAATGGCTAAGTAGTAAACTGGAGGCTCCTCATAACGGGGAGTCTCCTTTATTTTTATTTTATTTAAGAGGTAGACATGTCATTATTTAGAGGCTCAAACGGTGTTGGCACAGGAACTATAAATGCTAAACCACTTACGTTAGCTGATTATGATATTGCGTCTTGGAATGCTTATAGTTTTCTTGGAGACGGTACTACTACAATTTTTACTTTAGCTTCAGACGCTGGAAGTAACTATAACACACAAATTTATATTGATGGTATTTATCAAGAAAAAGAAACGTATAGCCTTACAGAGCTAGCCTTAACTTTTTCGGAAGCTCCTCCTCTTGAAGCATCTATCGAAGTCATGGTTGCAGAAATCATGCCAGTTGGTAGCACCACTTCTGATTTAATATCTCATGTCCCTGACGGTTTATCAATATCTTTTACGGATGTTCAAACTGAATTGCGAAGCATCCGTAACGATTTAGGCGGATCAACTCAAATTTTAGCCATAGATACCTTTACTGGTACTGGCTCTACAACCGCATTTACAATGTCTCAAAGCGCATCAGACGCTTCCTTGCTTACTGTTGTTATTGATGGTTTAGTACAAAACGTAAACTCTTACACCGTTACTAACGGTACTGCTTTAGTTTTTTCTGAGGCTCCCCCTCTAAGTGCTTTAATTGAGGTAAGAGCTTTAGTACGTGGAAATGTTATATCTACTGAGTTAGCAACCAATGAGTTTACTGGTAATGGTTCTACTACAGCATTTACACTTTCCTCTTCCGCTGTTAAAAACAATACCTTTGTTTACATTAACGGTGTGTATCAGTTTAAGAGTACATACGCAGTAGTAAACACCGCACTTACTTTTTCTACTGCCCCCCCTATAAATTCTTCTATTGAAGTTATGCTTGTTGGGTTTACTACAACTATTAATTCTAATCCATCGGCAGACAGTGTTTCAACAGCGGCCCTACAAACTAGTGCAGTCACTACAGCCAAAATAGCAGACTCTAATGTAACTACAGCTAAGATAGCAAGCGGTGCTGTAACAGCGGCTAAGATAGCTGATGGCTCTATTACGACTGCAAAGTTAGCCGCAGGGGTAGGAGGGGCTTTCAATGACTTTGCAGTCAAGACTGCTGACTACACAGCTGTTAGCAAAGATCAAATCATTGTGAACTCTGGAAGTGCAGTCACTATTACATTGCCTGCAAGTCCAAGCGCAGGCAACATAGTATTTATAGAAAACGCTGGAGCAGGCACAGTGACTGTTGCCCGCAACGGCTCAAACATTAATTCAACAGCGGACGATGGTGAACTGGCAACAGGTGCAGGTGCAACTCTTGTGTACGTTGATTCAACAATTGGATGGAGGGAGTTATAAATGGCTATTAAATTAGGCGGAGGCGGGGGCGGAGCTAACATCCCGTATAAAGGTTCAACAGCAGAGGTAGCTTATTCACCAGTAATTGAAGGCTCATATTACAAACTCAATACAAGCGGAAAATTAATTGCTGATACGCCTGTAATAGCTAAGACTTCACAAATAGACCAAAATGTTTTGAGTCAAACAAATAATGGCACTACAGGTAGTAAGGATGCTATCCCTTTTGATAATGGTGCTAAATTTGAAGGGCTAATGCCGAATGGAAATATTTTATACCTATTTAGTAGATATCAAAATGGCACCTATCAGTCAATTGATTATGTTGTTGTTGACTCAGGAGGGTCTCAACTGTCTTATGTGGTGGGTATTCCTGCAGATAATACGTATTACGGCTCACCTAAATACCGACTAGAGTATCAAGGTGAAGATAGTAGTTATTACATATTTACCGCGTTTACATTTGGCGCTAACTATAACATTACCTACGGGACATCGAGAGGGTACACTGTAAAGGTAAGAAAATCTGATAATGCTATAACAAGAACTGCCAACAGCGATTTAGTTTACACCTTTAACAGTACAACCAAAAATTATGCTGTCCGCGTATATGGTGGCGAATTAACTTTTGCGCGAGACAAGTCGATATATTGTGCGGTTGCAATAAATACAGTAGCGTCTTCTTCAAGTATGACTTTAGAACTAACAACAGGGACAGTCAACAGCGCATACGCCCAATCAAATGTAGGCACAACTGCTATTGCTAGTGTTTATAAGAGTACGAATATTCAATTAATAAAATATGATGATTCAAGTGCTAATTTCTTGTTGGCTTATCAAACTGCTACAGGCAATAGCACTACAGGATATGTAGTTAAAAAGGTTTTAGTTGCCGCTGATGGCACACATACAGTCACAGATATTACACCTTCTGGGTTCTCGCAAGGCACTGGAGCTTCTCAGATACGTAGCGACTATGTTCGGTTTTTAAAGTCTGAACAGACTGGTAAATATCTTTTGTCAGCGATTACAGGTTACACCGAAGCAAGATACTACAAAGTATCGTATGACGGTTCGTCTTTAACATTAGGCTCTTTGCAAAAATATAATACAACTGGAGATAATTTATTTAGAGGTACTGCTGATAACTTTCATAATGGCAACTATAGCAATTCGTTTATTTACAGATATGCAGAAGATAAACTGTACGTAGGTTCTCGCGCTACTCGTAGCGAGTGGTCGAACTATCAAAAAGGAGCAGTCTGGACTTTAGGCTCTGGAAATGTTCAGGGAACAGCCGTAAAAACAGACGTTTTTGATTCGTTCTCAACCGAAAGCTCTACTACTGGCAGTATAATATCTATAAACTCTGACGGGCTTATTACTGAAAGAATCAGCCTCGCTGACTCCTACGTAGTGGGCCTGACCAGTCAGGTTTGGGATGTTTCTTCTAAAACGCAAGATAAAATAGCTTATGTGCGTCAGTCTGGAGCAGTGGGCGCTACAGTAAATATTTCCTTAATTGAAGGCGTAACATCAAGCGAAACATTGCCTTCGGAATATTGGTTCAACAAAGAAGATATGTATTATGAGTATAGTAATGCAGTAGTTAATCCTCCTGCCTTTAGCTATTTCAAACCAGTAGCTTATTTATTTTCTACAATTACTCACGGTACAATAAATGCCGTAGTTTTAGGACAAGATGCGTTCACCGTAACTGCCCCAGCAGGCCAGTATTTAAAGATAGAAGCTTATTATGGAAGTAGTGCACTGCAAGTGGGACTCAAAATTGATGGGGCTATTTTTGCTGAATACATTGGTAGGTCTAATACTGTAGACACTATTTCTAGTACGAAAACTATTCTGAATGGCAATTCTTCAGGAGGGCCATCAATGTCCGCACCAATAGTTTGCAAACAATTTAGTATTTATAGAACTGCTTCAAGCTCTATATCATCAGCCTCTTTTTATATTAGCTATTCGATAGGAGAACCCGCATGATTATTACACAATCTTTAGTTGATGGCGTTTGGGTTACTCAAGAGCCAACAGACGGACAAGCGTACAGAAAGTTATTAGATGGCTTTGCGTTTGAAACAAGTACATATTTTAGCGTACCTGTCGAGGACGAAGCTCGTATGTGGCGCGACGATGAACTAGACGCTACTGACAAAGCCGCACAAACGCCTGACTGGCCTAATCGCGACAACATCCTAGCATACAGGATTGCATTGCGTGATTGGCCTAGCACTGAAGACTTCCCAGACACTCGCCCAGAATTAGGAGAATAAAATGGCTTTAACAAAAGCAAGAAATAGAATGATTGAAGGCGCAAGCATTAATGTACTGGACTATGGTGCAGTAGGTGATGGCGTGACTGATGATACTGTAGCAGTTCAAGCGGCTATTACTGCAAGCAATGGAACACCTGTTGTCTTTAATGCAGGTAAAACTTTCTTGTGTGACACTCTGACTGTTAGTTCAGATGATCATCTTATAATCAACGGAACTATCAAAGCATCTCTTAGCGTTACTGCTACGCCTCTGATTACTGGAGCAAACGTAAGCAATGTAATCATTGGAGGTACTGGGCGTTTAGAGGGGCAATACAATATTGCTGTTGGCTATCAAGGCCGTAGTGCTACAGAGCCTACAACTAGAACTGATAGCTCTGCTTTACAGGTTGGCGATACGTTTTATGATACTGCTGTCGGTCAATTCAAACAATACTCTGGTTCATCATGGTCTATTATAACGGCTTACAGAGCAGGCATTAAGTTAGACAAGTCTGTAGATTGTAGAGTAGAAAATCTTACTATCGAGAACTTTATCTTAACAGCGGAGCCCGGAAATTGGGGCGCTGGCGTTTGGTTTGAGGGTGACCCAGATGGTACTTTAGCTACTGATTCATTAAGGAATGTCTGCATTAATGTTAAGGCTAATTACAACATTGGCTGTGGTATTGCTGTACGTGCTAACGTTGGCTCGTCTACTGAAAGATGCTTTACCAAAGGAAATGTTTGGGGTTCGGGGATTGCTTCTACAAGAGGCTTACAGTTTTCGTCAATCAATGACACTTTAGAGAGCAACGAGTTCACTAACCTTACTGTGAACTGTGAGGAATCGCAAATATTCTACCCAACCTCTAGGCTGTCTGGGTACGCTGGAATCAATATTGGGCATGATAACGCTGACGGTAGTGATAACTCGAATGCCTCTCGCACACTTATGGTAGGAGGTGTTAGTGAAAACAATAACTTTGAAGGCGTATCAAGTGCAGGGTCAGATGATGTAACAATCATAGGGACTTTAATATCTGGTAATGGGGAAAACGTAGCTTTTTCAGGGTCTAGATATGGTTTATCAGTTTTATCAGATGGAAACAGACTCCACCTAATTGGTTTAAAAATTACAGGTTCTTTTAACGCTGGTATTTTCTTAGGAAGCGGAGTAGGCCACAGGATAGAATCTTGCAAGATATACAAAAATAAAGGCGTAGGTCTATTCGCAGATGTACCAGACATCCATGTTTCTGATTGTGAGATTTATGACAACAATGTTGACGGCATAACTCAAAGGGCTGGGATACAGCTAAGAGAAGGCAACAGCGTCATTACAGACACTAAGATATATGACACTACTTCTCGTGCTAAAACTACACGCATAGCTACAGCAGGGCAAACTGTATTTCCTTACAATTTTAAAACAACGGATGCTGGTAGCATTCGCGTAGAGCGTAACGGATACATTATCCAACCGTCTACTTACACTGTAAACGGTGTGGGAACTTTGTCAGGAGATGTTACATTAGATAGCGGTGCTACAGCAGGTCAGGAGTTTGTTATCTCTGGTACGCCTGACAGCATGATCACCCGAACTGTTGCAACTTCGGGACAGGATGTATTTCCCTACGCTTTTACTCCTGAAGCAACATCAGATTTAAAAGTTATTAGAATAACAAGTGCATACCCAAATGGAAGTTTGCTTGCACTAACGACTGATTACACTGTGTCGGCTAACGCAGTAGGGGGAACGATTAGTTTAACGTCAGCCTTTTCTTTTACTCTTTCGTCAGGCACTCCAGTTGTAAATAATTCTTATACTGTTAATGGTTCTACATACCTTGTTACTTCTATTAATGGCAGTGTTATTACAACGACAAGAACCGCAGGAGTAAATGCGCCAACATCCTCTGGGACATTAAGTGGCACTCCAAACTTAGCTTTTAGTTCTTTTATAGATGGCGCGGATGCTGGAGACATTATAAGAGTGGGTGTTGCCACGCAAAACTGGGGAGTGTTAGCGCAGGGTGGCTCTCACAGAATAGAAGGCTGTACTGTTCATGGTCACTTAAACGCACCATTAGCAAGAGTTGGTGACGGCCTGATAAACGAAACTTATTTGTATGTTGGCAATGACATTATGTCAGGCACTTTCAAATTAAACAATGGAACCGCTGGAGGCGCAGGAGTTACGCAAGTTTATAACGATAACGCTGTAAATGCTTCAAGAATACTTTTAATACCAAGATTTAACAATGCTCAAAATAGAGGCGCTTATGTGAACACTGTCGAGGCTGGTGTTGGCTTTACAGTAAGTCATAACGCTAACGGCTCTGATGAAAGCTACAACTTTATAATCATGTAACGAGTGGGATGAAGACAACCAAGAGTGGGTAGAATTATGGACAGAGTAAAACAATTTTGGCGTAGTCGTAGCAATAGATGGCAAGTCTTTGGAATAACATTAGCGGCTCTACAGGTGTATGTGTTTCAACTAAACCTATCTGCTGAGACTATTATGTTAGCCAGTATTCTATTCGGAATGGGTGGAATATTCTTTCGCTATCAAACTACACAGTCTATGGCCGAAAAGCTATGAGTGAATTAAAGATACCGTCAACTTTATTACCACTAGGCGCGGCTATCGTAGCGATGGCTGTTGCTTGGGGAGTGCTTCAGGCTGAGACTTCCTTTGCATCTGAAGAGCGTGAAAGGATTGACAAGATTGCAAGAGAGTCCTTAAAGAAAGCTCAAGAGAACGGTCAAGCACAAGCGGTTACGGAAACCAAACTATCGGCTATTGTGGCAAGTCTAGAGCGATCT